GAGATGAGTTTGTGAGAAACTACGAAAAATTTGGGATTAGTAGATACTGGATTACAGACGACACATTCAATGATGACAATGACCGTCTAGAGGAGTTGCGAGATATAGTTCAATCGTTACCGTTTAAAATAGAATTGGTAGCATTTATACGTTTTGATTTAGTTATAATAAAAGATCAAGCACAACTTTTAAAAGATTGTGGATTTAAAATGGGTCATGCTGGGTTTGAAACAACAAATCCTGAATCTGCAAAAGACATAGGCAAAGGAATGCCTCCATTGAAACAAATGGATTATCTACGTGAACTTAAAAAAGATATTTGGAAAGATATTTACATGCATTCGGGTTTTATGATGGGTTTACCAAGTGATACAAAAAAATCTATAAGAGATATGTTAAACTTTTTGAGAAGTGATAATAATCCTTTAGACAGTTATTTTGTATTTCCATTAAATATATCATTACCTGATCCTCATGCCAGTGCTCCACCAAGTGATTTTGCAAAAAATCCTCAAGAGTATGGATATGAATGGATACCTTTTGAAAAGAAAGAATTAGAAGAATACATGAAAGATGGAAATTTTGCAAATTATAAAAATAAACACGGTATTACATATGAAGACATGTGGAATTATAGAGCCAAGTTTCTAATAAATAACCTTGGACACCCAAATGAATACAAACGTAAACTAATGTCACAGTTTCAATGCTTTGGATTGACAGGCTCTGATCTAACACCTGAAGAATTACTACAGCAAGTTAAAGAAGGCACATTTACTACTGCAGATTGTGAACGTTTAGATAGACAAAACAAAGAAAAATACTTTAACAGACTTATGTCTATCAAAGAGCATACTACATTTGAAACATTAGAATTAGTAGATGCTGATAATCTTAAAAGAATATCTATTGCCAGGGAACAAGTTTAAATCTTTCTTTAGGTAACCCTAAAAATTTAGTAGTCCACTCGCTTTGCCCTACAAAATCTAGATGATGCCACTCATATTTTCTTTCTAATTTTTGTTTTCCTAAAAAATCCCAATCTCGGTCAAGCAATATTTCTTCTATGTACTCTTTCATTGTTACCACTTCATCAAAATCATGTGAATCCCACTCAAAATGAAACAATTCAAATACATTATGACTATTGTCCGCATAGTCTATGCTGATGTCTATGCCCCATTTAGGCTTTAACATAGATAACTTGTATATCCAAGGTGCTCCATCGGCCCAATGATTAAGTTGTTCTAATGCATATCCATGATAACCTTTACGTTCATATAAGTCTGCATGGTTTACATGAGCATTTGTATAGATATCAATTGGCTCTAACCAATCTTTTCTAATACATCTTCTGTATTTGTTGAATGCAATCTCTGTCATGTTTGCTTTTGCATACTCCTGTTCTAATGGACATAGATCATAACCACTTTGATCGAAGCGATCTAACATAGAATAGGGAGGACAAGCCATTTCTTCTATTGCACAACCCCATGTTCTTCTAGGGTCTAATTCGTTTTTGCTGATAATAAAGTTCATATATTGTATTTATTTGATAAATAAGTGTAACAGGAGTTTTATTGTTATGAGAGAACTAAAAGATATTATAAATGAATCCTTTAGCAAGGAATACGGCTACAGAGTCAAGATAGCCGCTGACTGTACTGCTGACCATATGTCAAAACTAGAAAGTGCATTACAGAAATATAACCTAGTAAGTGCTACACCGTGGAAAAGATTACCTATTCAAGAAAATCCATTAGAATTCCAAAGGCACAAAGGCGCAAACTTTACAAGTGAAGTATGCAGTACTGACGTTATTGTTAAGTACCCAGTCAACTCAAGAATACTTGAAGTGTTTATTGCAGTAAACCTAGGTTTAGATCATGAAAGAGTTCTCTGTATGGGAGTCAAAGACCCAAAACGTATCGAAAGTGAAATGGCCGAAGAAAGACATGCTAACGATAAAGACAGAACTGTAACAGAAGAAGATTCCGAATTAGCAAAAGAAGAAATGGCTCATTATGAGAATGAAAATTCTGATTTAGACTTTAACGAAGCATTGTTTGGTGAAGAGCATAACCAAAAATTCCTAGCAGAGTTAGAAAAAATCAAAGCAGAAAAGGGTGCAGACTATTTTAGAAACTACCCAACTAAAGATGAGATAATGGGCGACAACTTAAAACCAATGTATGACACAATTACTGGTACAGCAGGCGGTGGATTATCACCAGAGGCTAAAGAAGTTGATGTTATCCAACAAAGTGCTAGAAGAAACTAATGAACGATTTAGATTATAACAAGAAACTTATTTCTTTAATGGAAGGTGCATTTGTAATGCCTGGACAATCAGAAGAAAATGAGAATGTTACATATTCTAAGACTAAAACACAAGGCGATGCAACTGTAACAGTAAGTGCTAATGCAAAAAGCATGGAAGAGTTACATGATGTACTTAAATTAGCAGGTATTACTTTACCTAAATCAGATCATAACCACGAAGAGCCAGAAGAAGAAATATGTGATGACTGTGGCAAACCAGGTTCTGAGTGTGAATGTCCAGGACATGACCATGGTGAAGAATGCAATTCTTGTTCAAACGATGATCCTTCATACAGCACCGACAAAGCAGTCTTAACAAGTGTTATCAAAGACAAATTGTTAAGTTACTTAAAAAATAGCCAAAATTCATAGATTCTAGCATAAATACATATTATGCCTAAAGGAACAGTCACAACTGAACTGGTTAAACCCGCCTATTCAAAACTTCAATACACACCTGAGATGTTGCAAGACTTTCAGAGGTGTTGTGATCCTATAACCGGTCCAATGTTTTTTATGAAGAAGTATGTTAAAATACAGCATCCTACTAGAGGTGGCATACCCTTTGAACCTTTTGATTACCAAGAAGATTTAATTGTAAACTATAACGAACATCGTTACAGTATAAACATGTTAGGCAGACAGATGGGTAAGACCACTGTAGCGGCAGGATACTTACTTTGGTTTGCTATGTTCAAACCAGACAGCACAATACTTGTAGCGGCACACAAATCAGCAGGTGCAATGGAAATTATGCAACGTATACGTTATGCATATGAAAGTGTACCAGATCACATCAGAGCTGGTGTAAGTGAATACAATAAAATGAGTATTACATTTGACAATGGCAGTAGGATAGTAGCCGCTACAACAACTGAGAACACTGGTAGAGGTATGTCGCTTACATTAGTATACTTAGACGAGTTTGCATTCGTACCACCTAGAATTGCTAGTGAGTTTTGGACTTCACTATCACCAACATTAAGTACAGGTGGTAAGTGTATTGTAACTTCAACACCTAACAGTGATGAAGATACATTTGCTATGATTTGGAATCAAGCAATTAAGACTGTTGATGAATATGGTAACACCCAAGACGTTGGTATAAACGGATTCAAAGGATACTTAGCAACGTGGGACCAACATCCAGATAGATCAGATGTATGGGCCGAAGAAGAAAAAGGTAGAATTGGTGAAGAACGTTTTAGAAGAGAACACGAATGTGAATTTATCATTTATAACGAAACACTCATTGATCCTTTAAAGTTAGCAAATATGAAAGCATCAGAACCATTATATAAAATGGGTCAAACACGTTGGTATAAAAGACCTACACAAAACAGTATGTATGTAGTAAGTTTAGATCCTAGTGCAGGAACGGGTGGCGATAATGCGGCTATACAAGTATTAGAATTACCCTCAATGGTGCAAGTTGCAGAATGGTGTCATAATAAAACACCTATCGAAGGCCAAATTAGAACCATGATGGAAATTCTTAAAGAGATACAAAACTATGGTGCTAGAGAAATTTACTGGACAATAGAAAATAACACAATTGGTGAAGCGGCATTAGTAGTTATACGAGATACCGGTGAAGAAAGTTTTCCAGGTACATTCTTACATGACCCAGTAAAAATCCAAGGTAAAAAAGGACGTAAAGGCTTCCACATGAGCAGTAAAACAAAAATGGAAGGCTGTATTCTACTAAAAAGATTTATAGAAAACGAAAAGATACATATTAAAAGTAAAGCATTTATATCGGAGTTAAAGAACTTTGTTGCACGTGGTAATAGTTTTGCTGGACAACCTGGCGAAACAGATGACTTAGTAACAGCAATGTTAGTAAGTGTAAGAATGATTAGTTATATCAGTACCTTCGAGGATGATGTATTTAAAGTAATAAATGCTAGTCTAGGTAGTAAATCATCAAATGATGACTTAGATGAGTTTAGAGATGAGTACGATGACCCGATGCCAATCGGTTTGTTATGAATGAATAATAAATTACTATTATTGATAAATACAAGTAGGAGATAAATATATAATGGCTATTAGTGTAAAAACAGTTGCAGACAAAGTTTTTAATTTATTAAAAGGCTACGGTTATGCAGTTGACAAATTTGATAAGAATGGCGACATAGTTGGCGATCCAGCAGAAGCAACTAGATTTTTTGTTGAAGATCCAAACTTACTTGTTACACTTAATGTCCCTACAGAGGAGATTAAATTAAGTGTCAGTGAAAATTCAGAAGATATTGACACTTTAAGAAAACAACTAGATCATGTTGCAAGAGACTTCTTAATGAATATAGATTTTAGAGTATTCGGTAAAACACTAAAGCCACAAAGTGAAACAGTAAATGTTGCAAAGACAAAAGAGAAAGATATGGCAGTAGTACAAGAAGCAAGTTTAGGTTCAGCATTTGGATCTACAAAAACAAGTTATCAACCACTAGATAGTGTTAAAATTGTTGTTAAACACAGCAAGCCTGTAAATGAAGAAGTACGTGGTTCACGTAGTAGAAACATCAGCAAAATTTTTATACAAGCAAACGAAGAAAGATTTGCTTTTCCAAGTAAGAATTTAGCAGGTGCTAGAGCAATGGCAAGACACATTTATAATGGTGGTGCTATGCACGACACAATCGGTGAAAGCATTGTCAAGATGTGTGAAGATCTTAAAACTCTTAGAGGCTTTGTAGGTTATGTAAACAAGCAAGGTTTAGTAAATGAAGATAACGAAACGTATGTAACATTAGCAAAAGAACACATTGGCAATATTAGAAACACATTTAAAAAATTAAGTGGTGTAAAAACTTATGCAAACGCAGTTGAAAATATCTCTGAATTTAATAACCTTGAAATATTAGAAGATGATATTGATTTAGAAAGCAAATTTACTGAAACACATTTTGATGACAAAGTTGCAAATGCAGTTGAAACATTAAAACACCTTTCAACTAAACAAACAGCATTTGAAAGTGTTATAATGACAGCAATTGAGTCAGAAACATTTGATGGTATTAAAGATAAGTTAGCAGAAAGTGACGTAATTGACTTTGCAGATGCTAATGCTAAGTTAGGATACCAAGTTTCACAATTAAGCAATACAGCAAAAAATCAAAAATTAGCAAGTTATTTGGACAGCATAGGTTCAAAACTTAACAACGGTGGCGGCTTAGATCCATTTGAATACCGAGCAGTTAAGGCAAGTCTTTTATCAGCAGGAAACAGTAAGCCTGTTTATGCAGAAAGTTTTAATGAACTTGATAAGTATGAAGACTTTATTGGTAGTTTTGTAGAAGACGGCCAGAATTTTTCTAGCAGTATAAACACAACGACTAATTAAACTATGTAAAGTATTTGTCAACAATACTATAAAAAGGTTGACAACATGGCACAAAGAATATAAAATAAGGCACAGTAGCAGAAATGTTACGAACATGGCAAAAACATATAAGGAGAAATTATTATGGCATCTTTGGCAGAAATAAGGGCTAAATTGGCAAGCATGGAGAACAACAAAAGTTCTAGCCAATCATCAACAGGCGGCGACAACGCCATTTATCCACACTGGAATATCGACGAAGGCACTTCAGCAACATTGAGGTTCTTGCCTGACGCAGATACTAACAACACTTTTTTCTGGGTAGAAAGACAAATGATTCGTTTGACTTTCCCAGGCGTAAAAGGTGGGGATATGAAACCTGTAACAGTACAAGTACCATGTGCAGAAATGTATGGCGATACTTGTCCAGTACTAACTGAGGTAAGACCTTGGTTTAAAGATCCAAGTCTCGAAGACATGGGTCGTAAGTATTGGAAAAAAAGAAGTTACATTTTCCAAGGATTTGTAACTGAAAACCCACTTAACGAAACAGCACCTGATAATCCAATCAGACGTTTTGTTATTTCACCTCAAATCTTTAACATTATTAAATCAGCATTGATGGACCCAGATATGGAAAATCTACCAACTGATTATATGAATGGTACTGATTTTAGAGTAACTAAAACAACCAAAGGTCAATACGCAGACTACAGTACGTCTAAATGGGCTCGTAAAGAGAGAGCATTAAATGAAACTGAACTGGCGGCGGTTGATCAAAACGGTCTGTACACATTGTCTGAGTTCTTACCTAAGAGACCAGGACAAGAGGAACTACAAGCGATTGCTGAAATGTTCCAAGCAAGTGTAGACGGTGAGTTGTATGATGTTGAGAAATGGGGTAACTTCTATAAGCCGTATGGTGTTGAAGTTCCTGCATCAGCAGTAAAAGTACAAACACCAGCACCTTCAGTACAGGCAGAATCAAATGCCCCTCTGGCAGAAGCAGTTGTACCATCTTCAACTGCACCGGCAACTGAGGCTCCAGCAACAGCACCTGCACCAGCAGAGCCTGTAGCAGAAGCACCAGCACCTGCACCAGCGGCAGAAAGCGGAGAGAAACCAAGTGCGGATGATATCCTCAATATGATCAGAAATAGAACATAAGGAGACATCATGCAAAAACCATTTGATTTAACAAAGTTCAGAACGGGTATAACAAAAGGAATATCTGGCATTAGTGCTGGATTCCATGATCCACAGGATTGGATATCAACTGGTAACTACACACTAAATTACTTAATCAGTGGGGACTTCCATAAAGGAGTCCCTCTTGGTAAAGTGAGTGTATTTGCTGGAGAGTCTGGTTCAGGTAAAAGTTTTATTTGTTCTGGTAACCTTGTGAAAAACGCACAAGACCACGGCTGTCAAGTTGTATTGTTTGACAGTGAAAACGCACTTGATGAAGATTGGCTACAAGCATTAGATGTAGATACTAGTCCTGAGAAACTTCTCAAAATTAGTGTTAGCATGATTGATGATGTTGCTAAAACAATCAGTGAATTTGTAAAAGACTATAAATCTAACTATGGTGACTTACCATATGATGAACAACCTAAAATGCTATTTGTAATTGATAGTTTAGGTATGTTACTTACACCAACTGACGTAGCACAATTTGAAAAAGGTGATATGAAAGGTGACATGGGTAGAAAACCAAAGGCACTAACAGCCTTAGTTAGAAATACAGTAAACCAACTAGCACCACATCCAATTGGACTTGTTGCTACTAACCATACATACGCATCACAAGATATGTTTGACCCTGATGATAAAATCAGTGGAGGACAAGGTTTTGTGTATGCTTCAAGTATTGTAGTTGCAATGAAGAAACTTAAACTCAAAGAAGATGAGGATGGTAACAAAACTAGTACTGTACAAGGTATTAGAGCGGCATGTAAAGTAATGAAAACTCGTTACAGCAAACCGTTTGAAAGTGTACAAGTTAAAATACCATATGAGACAGGAATGAATCCTTACTCAGGTATTTTAGAATTGCTAGAAGCAAAAGGTATCGTTACAAAAACTGGTAATAAACTTGAATATACATCACCTGTTACAGGCGAGATTATTAAAGAGTTTAGAAAGCAGTGGACTGAAGAACGTTTACAAGTAGTTATGGACGAGTGGAATCAGATTCCAGAAATAGCAAATGATGAAGATCTAAGCGATTTGGTAGATGACGAAACTTTAGTTGATGAACCAGAGGAGTTAAATGATGAATCCTGATATTAGTTTACTATTAGAATTATGGGATGGTATGAAAACATACATTCCTGTAAAAGATAGAATTCAGGCCGCAGAACATTTAGTTAGTTTAACTGATGAGCATTTAGACTTAGCAGATCTAGAAGACTATCTAGAAATGTTTGATTCAGTAATGAAAGCCGCAATTAAGAGTCATTATGGTCATGAAGATGACGATGATGATTCAGATGACTGGGATTAAGTATGGCAGGTTGGTATAATTCAGTAGTAGATGACTTAGGAAAGATTGTTGACTCAATTGAGTACTTCGAAAATGAACTAGAAGAAGCCAAGTACGAATGCGGAATTAAAGGCAGTCTAGAGAAATCTAGTTCTGCCTTACCTGGCATTACAGAACATCGCTTTAACCAGTTACAAGAAATAGAAGCAATACTAGAACACTTAAATATAGAACTTCGCAGAGAACGTTCTAAAATATTTAGGAAATATCTAGAGAACTACAACAGAACACTTAGCAGTAGAGATGCTGAAAAGTTTGTTGATAGTGAGGATAGTGTTATTACTCTAACACACCTTTGCAACCAATATGCTCTTTTGAGAAACAAGTACTTGGGTATTATGAAGGGACTTGACACTAAGCAGTGGCAAATAGGACACATTACACGCCTTAGAACTGCTGGTATGGAAGACATAGTTATCCAGTAAAATCAACGACTTACAAAAAAGGTTGACCATGAGTACAAATGATGCTAATATACATACTCTCAAAGATTGGTGTAGGAGCCAAGATATGGTTCATATTGAACTTCATGGACAAATCAAAAACAAAACAATGGTACAAAAAATTAGCGAATTGCTAATTGAGAACCTTTGTCCAAAATTACGCAGGGTAGTACAAATTGATGTAAACTTTGTGACTGCTTGTGAAGACCAAGTAGGTGGTTTTTGTTGGGGTGATAAAAGTAGTATACAGATAGAAGTTGCAAGAACTTCTAACGGACATCGGTACTCTTATGAGGAAATGCTAATAAATCTTACACATGAATTGATTCATGCAAAGCAATTTATACTAGGTGAAATTAAGCCTTCTTTAACAACATGGAAAAGAAGAGATTACTCAAAAACACCTTATAGCCAACAACCTTGGGAACGTGAAGCCTACTATTGGGAAGAACGGTTGTACCAAAAATACTTCAAAAAAATACTTGACCTTTAAATGGTTATTGTTTATAATAAACTTTTAATGGAGTAATCTTATGGCCACTCATGCTATGATAGACATAGAAACACTAGGCACAGAGCCTGATTGTGTTGTATTATCTGTTGGTGCCTGTAAGTTTAATCCATACAACAATGAAGAGCCACATGCTAGGACATTATGGCGTCCTAGTGCAGATACACAAATTGATTCAGGAAGAAGTGTATTAGAAAGCACACTTGAATGGTGGGCAAAATTACCACAGCATATTCAAGACGAAGCATTTAGTGAAGAAGGCCGAATACCACTAGAGCAATTCTTTAAGGAACTTAATAAGTATCTTGTTGGGTGTGATAAAATATGGTGCCAAGGTCCACAGTTTGATATGGTGATCCTAGAGAACCTTTACAAGCAATTTGACCATCACAGAAATTGGGCATTTTGGCAAGTACAAGATTGTAGGACTATATTCAATATGATGCCTGCAGATCCTCGTAAAGCAATACAGCAAGATTTACATGATGCTAGTGCTGATGCTTACTTTCAAGCGGTATGTGTACAGCAAACTTTCGCACATTTTACTGTTTTAGAGAGGTAAAAATTGCCAGAAAAAATGGTATATTCTATAAACTCTAGTAAAAACAGTAACTTACAGCAGTAAAAAAATCCAAAAAAAGTGGTATAAAAGGTTGACCTTTTGCCAAAAATCCGTATAATAGTATATATTAGTTAAACAAAAAGGGGACTTATATATGACTAACTTCGTAAAAATAAAGCAAGGTACTTACAGAAAGAATACTATTGAAAATACTGTATTCCCAATCGTAAAACCTTTAAACATTGGTAAAAAAGGTGCGTTTATTACTGTCGATGGCACAGATGTGTTAGGCGATCAGTTTAGTAAAATCCGTGTTCTTATTGAAAATCCTACACAGGATATTGAATATGTAACTAATGGTGTTTACAACGAACAACCCAAAATTGATAACACTCCAAAAGATGAGGAATCAGACGAAAAAGCAATTGAGCGAATCCGTGAACGTTTTGATATCTTGGATCGTATGACTCATGCTGTAGCAGAAGGTACAGTACGTGGTATGATTGTAAGTGGCCCTCCTGGTGTTGGTAAGTCATTTGGTGTTGAAACAGTTCTTGAGGACTACGACATGCTAACTGAAGTTGCTGGTAAGCCACAACGGACTGAAGTTGTAAAAGGTTCGGTTACACCAATTGGTTTGTATCAAACTCTTTTTAATAACTCCGACAAAGGTAACATTCTAGTATTTGATGACTGTGATAGTGTGCTGTTTGATGAAGTATGTTTGAACATGCTGAAGGCCACACTCGATTCAGGTGACAGACGTTACATTACTTGGAAGTCAGAATCTAATGCACTTCGTAGAGAAGGAATACCTGATAGGTTTGAGTTCAAAGGTGGTTGTATCTTTATTACTAACGTTGACTTTGAAAACGTTCGTTCTAAAAAGATTAAAGATCACTTAGCGGCTCTTATGTCAAGGTGTCACTACTTAGACTTAACCATGAACTCTTCGAGAGATAAGTTCTTAAGAATCAAGCAAATTGTCAAAGACGGTATGCTAGAAAAATACAAGTTTGGTGAAGAAGGCGATAAAGAAATTGTTGACTTCATGATTGATAACACTGACAAACTTAGAGAGATATCTTTAAGGATGGTTCTTAAGATCTCAGACCTCAGAAAAATGGATTCTGAGAACTGGAAAAGTTTAGCCAGAACTACTTGTATGAAAGGAGTCATCTAAGTAAATATATTTACTAACGTGTTCCCCGGTGCTCTAACGTTAGTCATCCCCTTTAATAGAGCACCACGAAGCCCGGACCCCCTCCGGGCTTCACCTTTTAAAAAACTTAAAAAAATACTTGACTTTTGTCCTATATGTAGTATAATTACTTTTAACAAATATATGGAGATAAAATGACCCCAGATGATAAAAACTTTCATTTAAACTTTAGTCCGTTGTACTTTGCATTTGCATTCATGATTTTAATGTTATGTGCAAGTGAGGTTAAAGCAGATGAAATTGAAGAAGTAATTGTAACCGCTCAACAAGAGGAAACTGTGGTAGCAAATCCTGTTACATCAGGTAGCCTTATTGGTGCAATACAAGAAGACTTCACATACCCACAAGGCGGTTATGGTGGCTTTGTAGGCTACAATGAGCGAGGTGCTCAAACAATACATACATCAGTTTATGTGAATGGTATACCAGCAAACGGTACAGGCAGTGGTTGGTATGACTTTGGGCATGATTTTGCAAGTGGACAAACTGTAAAAGTTATTTCGGGTACAAACGGAGTTGTGTATGGCTCAGGTAGTATTGCTGGTGCAATACTTATTACCGATACAATTGATAGTGGTTTAACAGTAAGGCTCGAAGACGGTATACAATTTGCCAGAGTTGCACCTACTGATTCAATTGAATTTAGTATGCTTGATAACAGTATGGGTAGTGTGAGAAATGATAATGATGAAAAAGACAACTACAAAAACAAAACTGCAAGGTTTGATATTGATGCTGGAGATTTTAATCTAGTAGGCAAATATACAGATTACAAATATGATTATGACAACTGTTATACTTCAAGTTTGTCTCAAAGCAATGACTGTTTACAAGACGGCGAACGTTACAATGTTGCTATTAGAAACGACCTACTAACATTAGGTAGAGCATACGAAAAAGCAGAATACTTTACTGAAGGTGATTCAACATACGTGAATGAAAACTATAGAGACTTTGTTAGAGTTGGTAAGCAAATGTTCCTAAGTAATAAATTAAATGTTACATACGGTCTAGATGCAGAACAGCAACACTATAAAACATCATCTCCTTACAGTTCAAACGTATATGAAGATGAGAACTTTGGTGTATTCATGTCTGCTAATGCTGACTTTGTAATGAGTTACAACTTTGGATTTAGACTAGGTAACGATGATCAAAATGCTCTTAGGCTTGGTATTGAAAATGGACCATGGTATTTTAACATTGGTAACAGTTTTAGAAAACCTAACTTGTATGAAAAGTTTGGTGATGCCTATGTTGATGGCAACGAAGATCTAAAGCCTGAAGAAGGTATTGGATATGAATTAGGCTTTGGCGTTGTGAGTTTATTTAGATATGAGTTCGATGAAACAATTGAGTATGTAGCAGGATATACTACTACTGTAGTTGTAGAACCAGAAGTAAGTGTAACAGATCCTGACACAGGTGAAGTTACTGTAACACCTGCTGTAACAGAAGATGTGTACACAAATGCCACTTACGCAAATGGTGGTGATTATATCACACAAGGTTT